CCCAGCGCCTGCCCATTGCCACTGATCCGAATGCCAGAGCTGCCTGCACGGCGAACTGTGGCTGGGGTTTTATGGCTGTGACTGTGTAGTAATTAACCACATCTTGCAGGACACCGGGGACCGACAGCAGCTCTTCGGGTACTGTATTTAGTGGTAGGTCTGCCTGTTTAGGCTTGGCCATTATGTTGGCGGCAATCTTTGCGCCGTGTTCGATGGCCTCCTTGTCGCACTCATGATCTGGATCTTGGGTGACGTTCAGCATTTGGGCTGCGTCTTTTACTGCCTTCTGGACATTGCCCATGTGTTCGTACTGCATCCACAGCTCGAAGGCATCGAATGTGTGGGCATTGTCGAATGGGTCTGATGCGTGGTGGCTGTAGGCACGGCCATCATCAAAGAGCTTTACGCCTGCCAGACCAGATGATGAGTTTGGCGATAGGTATCTGCCGCGCGATGTAGGCTTGTATCCATACTGAACCAGCAGCGTGTGCATGTCGTGGGCGTCATTGAATTGATCGATGACTGACGTTCCCTCACCTTTTGGGCGTGGCTTTCTGGTTGGCTGGAACTCTGCCTTGCGCTTCCAAGGGCATATGTCTTGGAGCTGAACCCTGTAGTTGTCCCAGTCTCTCCAAAGTGTCAGGAGCTGTGGCGGTAGTTCTGGGAGGCCATCAAAGATTGATCTGCCTGCCCACTCATATGGACGGCCAGTATCGGGGTGGATTGAGGGGGGCAGAACGTCTTGAACTGAGCCAGCTCGAAGCTCGAAGACCACTTCTGTTTTGCGTGGATCACTAGATGTAGGCCACGAAATCTTGTGTGTGATCAGATCGGGTGGTGCTTTAAAGATCAGTTTGCCACGGTTCTCACGGCCAATGATTTGGGGTGCGGACTGCATGAGTGCGGAGAAATCTATGCCCAGCTCTTCAAAGATGATCTTGGTATTTTCAACGTGATCGATGTCCACGGCGCAAGTGCCACTGGCCCCATGTAATAGCCCAACATTGTGGTTGGGATTTTGCTCATAATACTGACGCGCTGCCTCTGGATCGGACAGGGCTTTCTCTGGTTGCTGCCAGCCAAATCTCGTTGGGCCTTTAGAGCCTGCGGGGATCGTGACTAAGTACCAGCCCAGCTTCGAGCAATAGTCTTCGACTGGAAATTTCATTCTGCCTCGCTCAAGTATTCGCTAAGTTTTTTCCACGTTGTTAAACTGATTTGTTCGTTGCCCGTGGCTATTGATTTTACAGTGGGGTGGGATAGTCCACACCGCTCTGCCACGACAGTCAGGCGGCGATCTTGTAGCGCCATCCTTATATCGTCGATTGGTATTAGCTTCTGCATTTTTTCACCTTTTTTACGATTGGTTGCAAAAATATCTTTACAGACTGCAAATCTTTCTGTAAACCGATTTTTGTAGAGAGTGAAAAAGAAGTAGATCGAAAGGAAATTGCGAATGAGCAATATCGATGGATTGGCCTCCCAGTGGCTAGAAGTAAAGGCGCAAGAAAAGATTATCATCGCACAGCGCCACGCGATAGAAGAGCAAATCACCACGGCCTTAGAGGCCAAGGCTGAAGGCTCAGTTTCCCACAAACTTGAAGCACACAAAATTACGCTGACACAGACTGTGTCTCGTAAGATTGATGCGATTGCTTGGGACAAAGTTAAGCACAAAATTCCTGAGAGTATGCACCCAGTCAAGACCACACTGTCGGTTGATTCAGTTGGATGTCGTTACTTGGCTGAGAAAGAGCATCGCATGTGGTCAAAGGTGGCTAATGCGTTTGAATCTAAGCAGGGCAAGATCGGCGTTAAAGTAGAGGTTCTGTAATGACCCTCACTGACGTTGAGCTGGCGATGCTAGTTGAGGCGCTGAAGTCTGTCAGCTTTGTAGATGGACTGAGCGTCAAACCAAACCCAGATCAGATTAGGCTCCAGCGGAAATTACTCCGCTGGGCTGAACACCCTGATCTAGAATTTACTTGAATTTAAAAAGGAGAAGAAAATGGAAAGAAATATGGATGAAATTTTAGACGAGGTATTTGCACTCGTATTTGGAAGGGATTGGTAATGGCTATCAATTTAAAATCACTGTCGAAGCCTACGGGCCAGCGACCAATCATTGCCACGCTCTTTGGTGAGGGCGGGATGGGAAAGACTACTTTGGCGGCTATGTTCCCAAAGCCTGTCTTTATCCGCACTGAGGACGGCACGGCTAGTCTGACAGGTAATGACAACGTCAGCCTGTTCCCACTGGCTACATCTACTCAGGACGTTCTGGATGCCATTGAAGTTTTGGCGACAGAGAAGCATGAGTTTAAGACTTTGGTCATAGACAGCATCACACAACTGGCCACATTAATTGAGGCTGAGATTGTTGCGGCTGATCCTAAAGCCAAGTCTATCAACCAAGCTGGTGGCGGCTACGGCGCTGGGTACGGTGCGGCATCAGAGAAGCACCGACAGATCCGCGATTGGGCTGGGTCACTGGCCTATGAGACTGGCATGAACGTGGTCTTCATTGGCCACGCTGATACCGAAACTTTGGATCTACCAGACATGGACCCATACGCAAGATATTGCGTAAGAATGCACAAGAAGAGCATACCCCACTACACTGACAATGTTGACTTGGTCGGGCTGATCCGACTGAAGACATTTACACGCGGAGACGGCGATAAGAAGCGCGCCATCTCAACTGGTGAGCGTGAGATCCTGTGCTTCCCACAGGCATCATCAGTCACTAAAAATCGCTTTAATATTTCACAGCCACTGCCGTTTACGTTTGACGGTGGCAACCCTTTCGCAGAATTTGTAACAGAGTAGGAGAAACTCAAATGGACTTAAATGGATTTAACGCGCTGGAGATTGAACCAGCAACATCATACGAACCGCTGCCAGCGGATTGGTATAAGTGCGTCATCACTGACACTGAGGAAAAGCCAACCAAGGCAATGACTGGGTCATACCTCCAGTTGAGCATTGAGGTGATCGAAGGTCAGTATGCGGGTCGCAAGGTGTTTGATCGCCTAAACCTAAAGAACCCCAACGCCACTGCTGTGGAGATTGCCCAGCGCAGCCTGTCGAGCATCTGTCGTTCGATTGATGTTCCAAACCCAAAAGACAGCATTGAGCTGCGCGACAAGCCTCTGATGGTAAAGTTGGCTGTGAAGCCAGCGGACGGCCAGTACGGCGCGTCCAACGACATCAAGGAGTATTCAGCGGCGGGTGGTGCGTCAGTATCAGCGGCTCCTGCGGCTGCGGTGGCAACGGCGGCAACGGGTTCAGCTACGCCACCTTGGAAGAAATAGTTCTATTGAGTGATGGGGCGGCAAGTCTGCCCCATTTACTGAACAGAAGGAGAGCAAGATGTTAGAGTACATGGCGATAGTTTTTTTGATTAACCTATCTTTAAGTATGATGGGGGTGATTTAATGAACCTCGAACCATTGGCCACGCCTAAAACAATTGAGGCGATTTACAAATACTACAAAGACAGGCGCAAGAATGAGCATCGTCCACACTTGGGCGGAAGCCAGATTGGCAACGATTGCAGCCGCGCTCTGTGGTATCAATTCAGACACGCTTGGCGTCCCAGCTTCGATGGTCGCATGTTGCGACTGTTTGAGACAGGTGATCGCGAAGAGGATCGGGTGGTGTCAAACCTTCGGGCTGTTGGCGTCAAGGTCTGGGACCGCGATCCAGACACAGGCAAGCAGATTAGGTTCGAAGGTTGCGGTGGACACTTTGCACTGAGCCTTGACGGCGTTGGTGAGGGGTTTGCGGAAAGCAAGAAGCCACACACTTTAGAGTTCAAGACGATGAACGAGAAGAACTTCAAGGCGCTGAAGAACTTAGGATGCCAGAAGTCTAAGCCTGTGTACTGGGCGCAGTGTCAAATCGGGATGCACTTGGCGGGGATCGACAGGTGCTATTTCTTTGCGGTCAACAAGAACACAGATGAGATGTATGGGGAGCGGATTAAGCTCGACAAGTCTGAGGCCAAGGGTTTGGTCAAAAAAGCTGAGAGCATTGTGTTTTCGGCAACACCACCCTCGAAGCTGCACGAAGACCCAAGCAACTGGCAGTGCAAGTTCTGTAGCTACTGGGCGGTCTGCCACGGTTGCAAGATTCCAGAAGTTAGCTGTCGGACGTGCAGCCATGTGACACCAGAGCAAGATGGGACGTGGAGCTGCGCCAAGGGCAAGCCTGTGGTGACGTGCGATGAGCATTTGTACATCCCCCAGATCATGCCGAAAGATTTTGTTGTGGTCGATGCTGGCGATGATTTCGTTGAATACGAAGATCAGGATACGGGCGAGGTCATCCGCAATCAGGGCAATAGCCAAGAGATATTTGACGGGAGGATGCAATCATGAACCGCGAAGATCTGGAAAAAGTTATGTATATGCTTTTGGAAAATACACCAGAAAAAATAACCAGCAAAGACGTGTCGATCATTTTTGCAAATTTCATGGTCTACAAGGGTATGGCGAATTACTGGCCTGACATTGAGAATGTCGTAGAGGAGGTAATGATTGAGCATCTCATCAAGCAGTCTATGGCACTGATGGTTGAGAAAAACGAAGACTTGGCCATTAAGGATGCCAACAATTTTCTGGAGAAAATTTGCAATGGCGCAGGATGAAGAAAAGATCTTGAGCATCAGGTTGACGCGATCAGAAATATCAGAGGCAAAGCAGGCGGCTGCGCTACGCTGGCAACTGGCACGGGCTAGTGGAGTTGCTAACCAGCGCAGAGACAATAGGTCAGACGGCGACATCGACCTTCTAGGCGTCAAGGCTGAGATAGCTGTGGCAAAGGCATTGCAGCTTCCATACAGGGCGTCCGCGCTTGGTATAGATAGTGGGGCAGACATCTGGGCAGATGACATTGGCATCGATGTGAAGTCTACATTTTATCAGACAGGCAAGCTGCTGTTTAAGTCTCTAGAGGCGTTCGTCGCTGAGTATGCCATATTGGTTACGGCATCGGGTGAAGAGGATGTGATGCGCGTTATTGGAGGCATGGGCCGGGATAGATTTAAGACTGATGCAGTAGAAGTAGATTTAGGCAGGGGGCCATGTTGGGTTGCAGCCCAAGATACATTGACGCCGATAGAAGGTGTCTGGCTTGGATTTACACAATGGAGGATGCGCTGATGGCGTTTGAATTAAGAGACTACCAGAAGGAAGCCATCGACGGCCTGTACAATTACTGGGCTGGGAAGGCTGGGGATAACCCACTGATCGTTGCGCCGACTGGATCTGGCAAGACGGCGATCATCGCGCAGTTGATTAAGGATGCTATGGGCTTCCAAGGCACACGGGTGATGGTTGTGACGCACGTCAAAGAGCTGCTGGAGCAAGGGGCTGATGGGCTGCTTAAACTGTACCCAGAGGCTGATTTTGGGATGTACAGCGCAGGTCTGAAGCAGAAGGTGTTGGACAAGCCAATCACGTTTGCAGGCATCCAGTCGATCTGGGAGAGGGCGTATGACATTGTGCCAGCACCTGATCTGGTTTTGATCGATGAGGCGCACCTCCTACCCAAAAATACTGAGACTAGGTACAATCGGTTTATCGCTGATCTGAAGACCTGCAACCCAGACGTGAAGGTGGTTGGCTTGACGGCCACGCCGTATCGATTGGACAGCGGATACTTGCACAAGGGCAAGGGCGCGATCTTTGATGGGATAGCTCACGACATCCCAGTGGCCATGCTGATGGAGCAAGGCTACCTGTCGCCAGTCATATCAAAGGGCGGCGTGAAGCAGATTGACCTGACAGGTGTTGGCAAGCGTGGCGGTGAGTTTATTGAGTCAGAGCTGGCCACGGCTGCATCTGACCCAGAGCTGGTTAAGTCCACAGTCGAGGAGATCGTGCGGCTAGGGGCTAACAGGAAAAGCTGGCTGGTGTTTAGCTCTGGGGTAAATCACGCATACATGCTCAAGGATGAGTTTGAGGCGCACGACATCGATGTGGGTGTGGTGACAGGCTCAGACAGCAGCGCAGTGCGCGAGAAGACCATTGCAGACTTTAAGAGCGGGGAGTTGCGCTGCCTGATTAATGTGAACGTGCTGACCACGGGGTTCGATCACCCAGAAGTAGATCTGGTTTCTTTGGTTAGAGCTACGGCATCGACGGGCCTTTACGTCCAGATGGTTGGCCGTGGGACGCGGATTGCTGACGGCAAGGAAAACTGCTTGATTTTGGATTACGGACAGAACGTGGAGCGTCACGGGTTCATCGATCAGGTGAAGCCAAAGGACAAGATGTCGAGCGGTGACGGCGTGGCTCCTACCAAGCAGTGCGAGAAGTGCCAGACAATGGTTCACGCAGCCTGTCAGATCTGCCCTGAGTGTGGGTTCGAGTTTCCTGCGCCGACACTTAACCACAGCGCAAGTTCTTATCGTGGGGCCATGCTATC